TCATCGTCTTTCGATCCAACTCGAAACAATCAATTCCGGCACCCGCCCCGCCACCCTTTCCGCATCGCGGGCCAGGTCAAGCCGTTTGCGCAATTTCACCTGCGGCACCAGCAGGAATATCGGAGCACTAACCTGCCCACGCCCGGTTTTCGCGCGCGATGCCACTGCTGTCCCGCGCGCATTAATCCGCGCTTTCTCGGCCACCAGTAAACTTGGTCCGCCTCTCCGATAGATGAAACGCAGCTTGAGGCCTCGCCGCCGTTCCCACTCCAGCGGTGTCAGCCGTGCACCGCCACGACCTTTTCCGGCGACCTCGGTTGGAATGGCCAGATAAAACCCGTGTTTCGAGCGGATCAGCACGCCGCGATCATGGGAATGAATGATTTTCGGGGCCCTGGACCAAATAAACGCCGCCGCATCAAGGCTTTCGTCGCGCTCCGGATAAGTCTTGTTGCGAATAGTGCGCGCCAGTCGCAGCCCCAAACCCGCGCCGCTAATTTGCGCGCGCCAGTCATTTTTGAGATCACCACCAGCTTCGCGCATCGCGGCCGTGACAGCCCTTTCGCCTGCCAGTATCTCGCCCCGCAACATCTCGACCAGATCCGGATCAAGGTCGAGCTTCAGCTTCATGCGGGTCGCAAGTCCAGCGTCCAGACTAGCCGTTCGCGATCACGCACGGGCTCGCCCTGGATAACAAAGCTTTCGGTTCCAAACAGGATCAAATCATCGGGGCGGGGATTGGCCAACTCGGAAACCCGCACATCAACGGTGGTCGTGTCGCTAAGGATGCGCGCGGAACCAAAACTGCTGATCTCGTCGGGCGCACGCCGGATCACGCGGATAGCGTGCTCTTCGCTTAACGCAGAAGAAATCCAGTAGGCATCCACCGCCATGGTGGTATTTGCAAAAATCCGGTCCATGGCGGCAGCAAAGGCGTTCATCGAAATGCCCCGCTAGTTCGAGCTGTGCAGGCGGATAGCAAGGCGCGGCCGCTTGTTGACTGGCAGGACCGAGGCCTCGGTCATCAGATCAATCCAGCGACCTTTTTCGTCCAGATGCTGACGCGCATAAAGCGGCAGACCTACGGTGTTGGCGGCCTCGAGCAGGTTGGCAGGCCCGCCGTAGGTGGTGAAAGTATCAAACGTGCCAAGAGGAAAGGCGATACCTTCGCCAGCAGGGATCAGGCGCTCGGAGGTGCCGTCAGAGAGTGTGACGCTGCCATTGTACTCCTCGAACAGAACGCCGGCAAAGGGGAAGCTGCGGCGCATGTCGTCGCGAAGTGGCTGGCCACCGGTTGCCGAGAAGAATTTATAGGCGTCTTCGGTTTTGGGGTGCGATATCAGCTTGTCAAAGAACTCGGAACTCACCAGTGCGTAAGCGCTGGTCATAGTTTCCCCAAGGAGACTGTCCTCGATCCCGCGAAGCGTTGTACGCACTTTGCCCTGCACGTTGGTGCCAGCGGTGCCGAACACAAAGTCGACCGAGATTTGTTCCAGCCCGAACTCGGTGAAGTAATTGTAAAGCGTAGTGCCGGCACCGTCCTTGACGATACCGCGCAGTGCGTTCATCTCCATGTATTCGCGGGTCTGGGCATGCTTGCGCCGCATCAGCGTCAGTTTACGGTTCATGACCGTGAGGAGGGGATCGGCTGCGTCCGAAACCCCGATGGCCGGAATGCCCTGAATGTCAGCGGGCAAGATCACATCGTCATGCGGAATCCACGGCAGGGCAAAGGAGCGCATCGAGCGACCTTCACGCTCGCCGACTGTGGCAGAACTGCCAAGGGGCACCGAGGGCAGCAGACTGAGGACACCCTCGAATTGCTCGATGATAACAGAGCGCTGGGTGACGCCCTCGAAACGGAACAGCCCGATTTGTGCAAGGCGAGTGTAAAGATTGGGCAGCAGGTTGATGGCCTGCGTCATCTCGGCTAGCGAGTAGCCGCCAGCGTCAAAAGGATTGCGGGTGATGGGCATGGGTTTCTCCGGGGTTTTTCAGAAAATTGATCAGGCGGCGTTGCGGGCGATGATGCCTAGAGCGGCGAGCTCGGCGATTTTGGTTGCAGTCTTGGTCGCATCATCGACACTGGCGTCAAATGTGAGGTTGGCGGGCGAGATGATGGCAGGGCCGCGGACAATGACGACGCCGAGGGTATCTGCGAGCATGGCATCGACGGAATAAAGCAGTAGGGCGGCGGCAACTTCGGCGCCATCTACGCCACCGTCACTCGCTAACGTGAACTTGCCACTGGCAGTGATGCGCCCGAGGACGGAGCCGACTGGATAGGCGACGCCGGCTAGTAGGGTGATAGTCTCGCGTGTGTAGTTGGGATTGACCTCGTATTTGAGGACATCGCCGAGGCTGGCGGGTTGGACAAGCGGGGCCATTGTTTAGTCTCCGTGTTTGTTTTTCTTGAAGTTGGGGTGACGCGCGGCTTTAGCCTTTTAGGCTTTTGCTTCAGCGGCGGCTTTTTTTGCTGCGGCGACAAGCGGGCTGTCTTTTGCTGAGGCCGCTGCGGGGGCAGTCGCAACGATCAAAGCTGCATCGCTGGTGGCCGCAAGATTGTCCAAAACCTGAGAGCGCAGTGCATCAGGCTTGAGGCCGCGTTTCACAGCATCCGCGGTATCAATCGAGACGCCGAGACGTGCGGCTTGTGCACAGATTTGGGCCACTTCGGCGGCCTCGATCCGGATGGTGTCGGCATCCGGTGCAGCTGCGTTGGGCGTGTCTGGAATTGCCGGTTGCGGTGTTGCGGGAGAAGCCGTTGCAGCCGTCTCTGTTTGCGTTTGCGCCTGTGTTTGCACTGCAGGTGTTTCGGTTTCCGTTTCATCGGACGGCTCAGTGTTCGGGTTCATAGTGGTTTCCTTTCGGGTTTGGGAATTTCGGGTGGTTGCGTGCAGGAATGTAATTGCACCGGGATCTCGGCGGTCTTCAGCAAAGGCGCGAAAAGCACTACGGGGATCCGATACGGCGTCGGCCAGTCCAGCCGTTACGGCTTCGACACCGCGAAACACGGCCGCTTCGGTTTCGAGGGCCGCATCTACATCGAGCAACTCCCCGCGACCTTTGGCGACGGTTTGGGCAAACAAGGCTCGCAGGCTTTCCAGCTCTGATTGTATTTGGTTCTGAACATCTTCGGGGAGGGGCTCGTAAGGGTTGGCGTCAACCTTGTGCGCGCCCGCATGGACCAGCGTGACGTTGATACCTTTTTGATCGAGCATGCCGCTCATTTCGGAATGGAGCACGACAACTCCGATACTGCCGACAGCGCCGGTGCGCGGCAGAGTGATGTGGCTGGCTTGCGAGGCCAGAATGTAGCCTGCCGACAAGGCGTGCTCGGCGACAAAGGCATGGACCGGTTTTTGCTCCCGCGCCGCGCGAATGCGATCGGCGAGATCAAAGGCACCGGCAACTTCGCCACCAAAGCTGTCGATCTCGAGTGCAATGCCGCGCACAGCGGAGTCAGCAAGGGCGGCGTCTATCTGTGCCGTGATGCCTTCATAGGATGTGACACCAGAGGATTGCCCTATCCACGCACCACGATGCACCAGCGTTTCGGCGATTTCGATCACGGCGATACCGTCGATCAACGAATAGGGCCGTGAACCACTATCCAATTGTCGCTCTGCCAATTCACCGCCAATAAGCGAAGCACGGGCGGGCAAGGCGGCCTGTGCCAGCGCACCATTCTCTACCATCAGCCCCTGAAGCCTGATCTCCTGCCCTGTGATCCGCGAACCTAACCCCGAAAGGAATGCCAGCGCCTTGGAGGGTTCCACCATTAGCGGCGTATTAAAAGCGCGCTGGGCGATTTGTGCGTGATGCATCATTCGGCGTCCTCGCTATCCGGTTCGGGTTTGTTGGAAGGCGGGTCATCGCCTTCGCTTTGTCCATTATCATTGCCGCTCGAAGCGTTACCTTCGCCCGGTGCCTGTGCCGGCGATCCCGGGCGGCGGAAATCAAGCCCCAGATCAAGTTCACGTGCCCGCTCGGCGGCGATCTCGCGGTCAACCTGCTCGGCGTCATAGCCCCGTTCCGAAAGCGCTTGTGTGCGGGATTTCAGTCCAGCCTCGATCTGGAGTATTTCGGCCGAGGCATCCTTCATCGGATCAACCCAGTCCCATTTTGTCGGTAGCCATGAGCAGGTTTGGTATTTTCGGCGCTGAGCCTCATAATCGGGCAACTCCAGCGCACCGGAGAGAACAGCGACATCCATCCAGCGCGCCCAGACTGCGCGACACATCTGGAAGACCAATACCCCGTGTTGCCAGGCTGAAATCCGGCGGCGGAAATCCACCAGAGATATTCGTGAGTTGGAAAAGTTGCCCCTGGCGGTGTCGTTGGTGAGATACCCGTAAGGAATGCCGAGGGCGGCCGAGATTTGCAGCAACGTGCGATATTGAAACGGCTCGTAGGTAGAACCGGAATCCGGAATGGCAGGGGTCGAGACATCTTCGCCCGGATCAAGGCGCACGATTTGCCCGGGCTCGACTTCCAGATCCTCGTCAGCCGGTTCCAGAGGTGTTTCAGGCGCGGGCGAGGTGATGAACATCGCAAACATTGCCGCGGTCTTTTTGCGCTCGAGCTCTGCGTCGTCATAAAGATCAAGCGTGAAGAGTTTTACGATAGCAGGGGAAAAACGCGAGACACCGCGCAGCTGTCCGGCTTCAACGGGATCAATAACGTGGATTATGTCGGCAGCCAGCACGCGCGCAGTTTCGCCCGCAAGTCCGGGGTCGGTTATATCGCCCGGGTGACGGCGCAAGAGATGATAGGCTACGCGTCGCCCGATGCGATTGAACTCGATGCCTTGGCGGATTAGCCCACCGCCGGAAAGTTCGCGGTTCATATCGAGTGGCAGCATTTCCGAGGGGAGCATCTGCAATTGCAGGGGAACGCTTAGACCGTCTGCGGCACGGCGTGTCCGGATGCGCAGAAAAACCTCACCTGCCAAAAACACCTCGCGGGTAGCGCGACGCTGTAATCCGTAAAAGTCCGTCAACCCTTCGGCGTCGGCATCATCGGTCCAGGCAAGCCACAGTGATTGTAATTCTTCCTTGAGGGCAGGGTCTGCAATGGACGAGGAGGGCTTGATACCGTCCCCAACCACATTACCGGCAAAAGCCTCGAGAGCATTGGTGGCGTAGCCATTGTTGCGCACCAGCCATCGAGCGCGCGCCGTAATTGTGTCACCAGCGCCTGCAATCAGCGTGTTTACATGCAGGCGTGATGCCCGAAATCCGCGCAAACGCCTGTGCATCTGTGCGGCGTCAAACCCGCCGATCACCGCGCCCAGTCGCTGGCGAAACCCTTCCATTACCATTGCCTAAAGCCCCTTCGTGGCCACAGTGCCCCAGCGCCGCCGCCGTTTTGTGCCACCAGCAATGGCAATCCGGTTTTCCAGATTGGCGATTGCCGCTGCCAGTTCTGCATCCGAGCCATAGGTGATGGTACGCCCGTCGTAGCTCACAGCGCGCACGCCTGCGAACCGCGCTTCGTGCAGCGCATCGAGCAGGGTCCGCATTCGATCAATATCCATCTCAGTCCCTCATAAATCTTGGTGTGTAGGCGCGCCGCTTGCGCCGCGGTGTCGCCAACGTTCCGGCAGTTGCCACCGGAGCCGTATTTTTGGCCGTTGCTTCAGGCAAATTGGCAGTTTGGCGCGTCTCCACGCCTGCCTGTTCTTCAAGGCGTCGCCACGTTGCCTCGTCCCAGCGATCGGCCCCGAGGATCCACGCGGCGGCGCGGGCATAGACCCGACAATCGAGCGCCTCGTTGCGCTCGCGCATCTTTTGCCATTCCTGACGAGCATACCCGCGCTTGTTGCGCACCGTGATCAGCTGTTCGGCGACCAGCTGTTTGAGCCATTCGGTGTCGATCCAGTCGGGCAGGTGCACGGTGCCTGACGGGTTGCAGATACCCAGCTCTCTGTCTTCATCGCTCGGGCGTTCAAGACGCAAAAACCTGTAGGTCTCGGTTTTGAATGTGGCCGTGGCGATCGACCAGAGACGTGCCCCGCGGCGCAGACGTTTGCCACCACTCAAAGCATCGACATAGGTTGGACCCGAAACCGGTGTGGTGCGATTGAACCCTTCCAGGCCTTTTATCGGGGCGACCTGTTCAAAACCTTGTGCGCGGGCCCAAGTGTAAACGGTGGTTGCTTCATACCCGGAATCAATCGCCAGTTTTGCGATCGGCATTACTGCACCATTGGCGTGTTGCCATGTTTTGACCAGCAAGGCCGTGAGTTCGTTCCAGGCCTCTGCATGATCAGGCCCACCGGCAATGACGATGTGATCAATGAGCCAGCTTTCCAGCCCGCGACCCCAGGCCCAGACGTCGACCTCGATGCGATCCTTTTGCACATCGACGCCAGCGGTGAGAAACAATCCGTCTTCGGGAATCTGCGCGTCGTAACTTTCGCGGCGCTCCGACAAGCGCTGCCATTCCGGTGCATCACCGCTCTCGACCCACGTTTCGCCCAACAACGTGTTGCGGGCTGCACGCAGCATATCCTCCGAGCCTTGTGCCGCCAGCCAGTCACGCGCGATTTGCTCCCAGCTCTTCCAGCCAATCGGCGAATAGAGCGCCGAGATGTGGAACCCGATCGAGTTCGGGTCCTGCGATTTTGTCGTTGCCCGCCATTCTCCCGCTTCCAGCATCGCGGTTTTATGGTGCTCGGCGATTGCTGCTTCACAGCCCTCGCAATGATAGGTGGCTGTTTCCGGCTTGCCCTTGGCCCAGCGCAGGCGTTCGAACTCCAGCCATTGCATACGAGAGCAATGCGGGCAGGGCACAAAATAACGCCGCTGGTCCGAGGCCTCGTATTCGCGCTCGATCCGGCTTAGCCCCTTGATTGTCGGCGTCGAAACCATGAACACTTTTCGGCGGTGTGCGAAGGTGGTTGTTCTTGCTTCGGCCAGCGAAACCGGATCTCCTTCCTCGTCTGCTGAAGCCGGATAGGCATCAACTTCGTCGAGGAAAATGTAGCGCGCCGGCATCGAGCGCAGACCGGTGGCCGAGTTCGCCCCTGTCAGCACCAGAATGCCGCCCGGGAATTCCTTGGAAAGCATCGAGTTGCCCGCATCGCGCGATCGTGCCGGATTAACCCGCTCCTTGAGAGCCGGGCTGTCCTCGATCAGCGGATCAATCCGCCCGCGCGAGCTGCGTTTGGCCATCTCGAGCGTCGGTAACACGGCCAGCATTGGACCGGGGGCATGGTGGATAACAAACCCGATCCAGTTGTTACCGGCTTCCGTCGCTCCGACCTGCGCGGCCTTCATGAAGGAGATGCGCTGTGCCGGATGTTTGGGCGAGAGCGCATCCATGATCTCGCGCAAATACGGTGTTCGAGCCGTGCGGTAGCGCCCGGGCTCTGCCGAGGCGCGCGAGGATAACCAGCGGTGCTGGTCGGCCCACTCCGAAACCGTCAGGTCAGGATCGGGCCGCATTCCACGTCGCCAGGCGCGAAGAATGTCTTCCGAACCGCCAAAGCTCAGGTCAGGTGCGAATTCCTCCTCATCCAAGGGTAACCTTGAGATCGGCAAGGGCGTCGAGCTGCTCTCTGACATGGGTTTCCAGCACCCTTTGCATGGTTGCAACTTCGATCAAAACCGGTGTTCCTGTTGCTGCCTCTACCTCGGCCGCAACCTGTGCTGCCATCAGTGCCGCGACACGGGCGGGCCATGTGACCCAGACGTCACGTTCCTGGCGCGCCAGCCGGAACACCATCGTTTCCGCGCGCGCCCGATCAACCAGCGCGCCTTTCTTCTTCTGGATCGAAAGCTGGCGTTCCTGTGCCTGATAAACTGTTAGCGCCGTTCGGGCCTTCAGGTAAGACGAACTCTCGGCCGGGCCGCTGATACTGCTCTCGTTGCTGGCAACCGATCGGCGTTGTTGATCCGGATCCGTCGTACCTGCACGGTGTGCATCCGAGGCGGCGGCGTTGATGGACCCGTCACCATAAAGCACCATCCGGCCGTTACGTTTTGCTTTCTGGATGGCGCCGCGCGACAGTTTTGAATGGGCGGAATATTCCCTCTCGCTCATTCCCTGCATGGCAGCCTCCGCAACGATTAAAGCAATGATATTGCTTGGTATTAAGTTGATTACACTTCGATCAAGAGCGATTCCGGTTACAGAAGCGATGCAGCTATTGCGTTGTAAGCCACGGAGCCAAAATCATGACTTCACCAACCAAAACCGAAACGGAAGCCGTCCTGCTCGAAATTGCACGGAACCACTTCTTCATCGAGACGTTCAATACGCAAAACATCGACTGGCTGGATTTCCACGAAGTTTCCGTCCGCTCGATCCGTAGCGCTCTCGAGGCCGCCTTCGCCGCCGGTCAAGCAGCAGTAAAAACAGGGAGCGTAAGTCATGACTGA